GAGCAGTTTTTTTTATACAAACAAAATGATCAGTGGTTTAGTCACTATAAGTATTGTTTTGTTGAACCTATTCCAGCAGAAGAATCTTTTTTAATGAAGAACTTCGATGAAGAACCTTTGATGGGTAAGATGAAATACCCTAATGCTTATCTAGAGTCTAAGGGTGTGCGTGAAGGAATGAAGGTTGGCTTTAAACCTGAGAGTGAGTATGAGTTTGAGGTAGACGGAGAAAAACTCTACCGAATGTTTGATCACCAAATAACATTAATGCTATGAGCTCAGAGTTATTAAAATTACAAATTATAGATGCTGGGCGTAAGGCTGTGGAGCAGCTTATAAAAGTTGCTAAAGAAGATATTATAAAGCACGATCCAGAGGATGAGCTTGCGGCAGATAGATTGAAGAATGCGGCAGCCACTAAAAAGCTAGCTATATTTGATGCTTTTGATATTTTAAATAAAATAGACGCTGAGCAAGAAAACATTAACATCGGTCTTGAGAATACTAAAGCACCAACAAAACAAGGATTTGCAGAAAGAAGATCAAAATAGATTATATAAAAAAGTTGATGGTTATGTTCTAAGCCGTATTGTAAGGGCAAAGAATAAGGCTAAGTCTTGGCTGTATGGATATAGCGAGAAGCATAATATTGTAGTTATATCTAAGACAGGTCAAATTGGAGATGTTATAAACGTCAATGGATTATACATAGCTTTACCTTTGGCTCCAGATGATATATTTAAAAGGTCTGAAACCTCAGCAAATCAGTATTGGGAAAGAGAACTTATACCAAAAGAGTTAAATAGAATACCTTCTATATTTCAATGGAATGAAATGCCCACACCTTTTAAGGACAAGTGGGTAGATTACATAGAGCGAGAGTTTGATCGCAGGGAGCTAGGCTTTTGGTTTTACAACAATAATATACCTACTTACATGACGGGCTCGCACTACATGTACTTGCAGTGGACTAGTATTGATGTAGGGTATCCAGATTTTAGGGAGGCTAACAGAATTTTCTTTATCTACTGGGAAGCGTGCAAGGCTGACAATAGATGCTTTGGTTTAGACTACCTTAAGATTAGGCGTTCAGGGTTTTCATTTATGGGATCGTCAGAATGTGTGAACACGGGAACGCTAGCTAAAGATTCTAGGGTGGGAATATTATCTAAGACTGGATCAGATGCAAAAAAAATGTTTACGGATAAGGTCGTGCCTATATCTACTAGACTACCCTTCTTTTTTAAGCCTATCCAAGATGGTATGGACAAACCTAAGACAGAACTTGCCTTTAGGATTCCAGCCTCTAAGATTACGAAAAAAAACATGTATGATAATGTGGATGATGAGCTATACGGCTTAGACACCACAATTGACTGGAAGAATACAGACGAGAACTCTTATGATGGTGAGAAGTTACTACTACTAGTACACGACGAGAGTGGTAAGTGGCTTAAGCCTAACAATATTTTAAATAACTGGCGGGTTACTAAAACGTGCTTGAGATTAGGTAGCAAGATTATTGGTAAGTGTATGATGGGGTCAACATCAAATGCTCTAAGTAAGGGTGGTGACAATTTTAAAAAACTTTTTGAAGACTCGGATGTAGCTACGCGTAATGCAAACGGTCAAACTAAAAGTGGATTGTATTCTTTGTTTATTCCCATGGAGTGGAACATGGAAGGATTTATAGACAGGTACGGAATGCCAGTGTTTTATAAGCCTGAGAAGAAAGTGTTAGGGGTAGACGGTGAGTATATTACCAATGGCGCTATTGACTATTGGGAGGCTGAGGTTGACTCATTAAAAAAAGATGCTGATGCGTTAAATGAATTTTATAGACAGTTTCCTAGAACAGAGTCTCACGCTTTTAGGGATGAGAGCAAGTCGTCATTATTTAACCTTACTAAAATTTATCAGCAGATAGACTATAACGATTCTCTTATCACAGAGCAGCACGTTACTAGAGGTAAATTTTATTGGAAGGATGGCATAAAGGATACTGAGGTAATATTTACTCCAGACAATAAAGGAAGATTTAGGGTTTCTTGGACGCCTAACAAGTCTTTGTCTAATTTAAAACACTCTAGAAACGGAACGTATCATCCTTTAAATGAGCACATTGGAGCTTTTGGGTGTGACTCCTATGACATCTCAGGAACGGTTGGCGGTAGAGGATCTAACGGCGCTCTGCATGGTTTAACTAAATTCAGCATGGAGCAGGCTCCTAGCAATGAATTCTTTTTAGAGTATGTGGCGAGACCACAGACAGCAGAGATATTTTTTGAAGAAGTGTTAATGGCCTGTGTGTTTTATAGTATGCCTATACTTATAGAGAACAATAAACCTCGGCTGCTATATCACTTTAAAAATAGAGGCTACAGAGGATTTTGTATGAACAGACCTGACAGAAGTTTTAATAAACTTTCAAAGACTGAAAAGGAACTAGGGGGTATACCTAACACCTCTGAAGATGTTAAGCAGTCACACGCAGCTGCGATAGAATCATACATAGAAAAACATATAGGAATGGACTTGCAAGGAGTTTACCGAGAGTCTTCAGAGATGGGGTCTATGTATTTTACAAGAACACTAGAAGAGTGGGCAAGGTTTGATATTAATAACAGAACTCAGTTTGATGCGAGTATAAGCTCAGGATTGGCAATAATGGCTAATCAAAAAGGACTATATTTACCTGTACAAAAACAATCCAAAATAAGTCTTAACTTTGCAACGTATACTAATAATGGAAATTATAGCGAATTAAATAGATGAAGGAAGTCAATATAAATATTTCATCTGTAGGTTTTCCGAGTCAGTTTGTATCCGACGCAGAAAAAGCCACCGATGAGTTCGGGTTACAGATAGGTCAAGCAATACAGTACGAATGGTTTAGAAAAGACTCTAATGGGTGTAGATACTACAGTCAGTGGAGAGACTTTAATCGATTAAGATTATACGCTCGTGGCGAGCAGTCTGTAGCTAAATATAAAAATGAGTTAGCTGTAGACGGAGACTTGTCTTACTTGAACCTTGACTGGACACCAGTTCCAATCCTTCCTAAATTTGTTGACGTTGTAGTAAACGGAATGTCTGACAGGATATTTAAGGTTAAGGCATATGCTCAAGATGCATTGTCTCAATCTAAAAGAAGTAAGTATCAACAAATGATTGAGGGTCAAATGGCAGCTAAACCTGTGTTATCTGCAATACAAGAAAGCACTGGATTTGATCCGTTTGTTATGGATCCGGATGAACTTCCCGCTACTGATGAAGAGCTTTCTTTATATATGAACTTAAACTATAAGCCTGCAATAGAAATTGCTGAAGAAGAAGCTATAGATACTATGTTTTCTGAAAATCATTATGAGGATATACGAAAAAGAATAGACTATGATCAGATGGTTATAGGAATTGGTATAGCTAAACATGAGTTTCTTCCTGGAGCAGGAGTAAAAGTTTCTTATGTTGATCCTGCAAATGTTGTTTATAGTTATACCGAAGATCCTCACTTTAAAGATTGCTTTTATTGGGGAGAAATTAAAACTGTAGGAATAAGCGAATTAATAAAAATAGATCCGGATCTTGATAATGAAGATTTAGAGAAGATTTCTCAATACAGCCAGAGCTGGTATGATTATTTTAATACCTCTCAATTTCAACAAAATGATATTTTTTATAGAGACACATGTACATTAATGTACTTTAACTATAAGAGCACTAAAAAAATAGTATACAAAAAAAAGAAATTAGAGAACGGAGCATCTAAAATGATTGAAAAGGATGATAATTTTAATCCTCCAGATGAAATGCTTGACGAAGGAAACTTTGAGAAAATAGAAAAAACTATTGATGTTTGGTATAGTGGAGTAATGGTTATGGGAACTAATATTATCTTAAAGTGGCAGCTAGAAGAAAATATGGTTCGTCCAAAATCTGCATCTCAATTTGCTATTCCAAATTATGTTGCGTGCGCACCAAGAATGTATAAAGGAGTAATTGAGTCTTTAGTTAGACGGATGATCCCTTTT